AAGCAATCGTTAAAAAGATGCATTTATTTCTAGCAGAGTACGACTATACCAAAGAAGAGATTTTAGCAGGGGTAGACTTATATCTAGACAATCTTAAAAGAACTAATAGTATGGCTTTTGTACAAGAAGCTCACTACTTTATTAACAAACTACATAATGGAGTTCAGATAAGTAATTTGGCAAAGTGGTGTGATGAGGTTAGAAATGGTAACAATAAGCGATATACTAGCCACACAATACTTTAATTTTTTCTTTTCCGTACTGAACTAATAACCCATATGAAGAATTATGTCACATCACTTAGTTAATTTTCAAGATTTAGTAAAAGTAATAGAAAACAACAAAAGAATCAAAGAAGAAGGAGGTATTACCTCTATCTTAGGTCCATTTGACAGACTATCACAACACTATGGGGGATTTACTAAAGGCTCCTTAACAGCCATTACTGCATCATCTGGTGTAGGTAAAACAAAATTTGTAAAGTATTTGACAGTACACAATGTGTTGAGAAAAACACATAAGACCAATATCAAAGTCAAGATATTTTATTTTGCATTAGAAGAAAACCAAACAGACTTTTGGCTTTCGTTTATTTCAAGCTATCTATATCAACAATACAAGTTGAATATAAGTATAGCACAACTAAAATCAATAGGTAATTTTAATGTTAGTTCTGACTTGATGAGTAAAATCAAAGAAGCAGAAAGATACATAAATGCCCTACAAGATACCGTAGAGTGTATAGATTACATCAGAAACCCCACAGGTATACTCAAGTATGTAAAAGCATATTTTGACAACCCTGAGATAGGTGAATACGTGCATAAAGAAATGCCTGACGGAAGAAAAGTACTTACTGGGTATAAATACAAGTCAGATAATCTGTGGGTATTTTGTATAGTAGACCATATCAGTTTGCTTTACAATGAAACTATCCCTGATAGTAAGATGAAATACACCCCTTATCAAACTTTTGATTTGATGGTTAAAGACTATATGTTGGATGTCTTTTCAAAAAGATTCCAAATGGTAAATATTGTTGTACATCAACAAACTCCTTCTTCAGAAAAAGCTGTGTACACAAACAAAGGGCATCTAATAGAGGAGAAGATAGAACCTTCTTTAGAAGAGTTACACATTAACAAAGGTGTACACCAAGACTACGAGATTGTGTTGGGACTGTTCAACCCATCACGTTACGATATAGAAACTCACAATGGATATGACATATCTATCTTGGGAAGAAACTATCGTTGTCTTAAATTCCTCAAAGACAGACACTATGGACTAGAAAATGCTAGTCTAGGGTTACATTTTGAAGGAGCAAGTGGGTTTTTTCAGGAACTTCCTCGTGCTGAAACGATGAGTACTGGAGCCTACTACGAACAATTTAGAGAGAAAAAGTAAACATGTTAAAGAAAATTAAATTAGGACATCATTTAAACATCATTTTTAGTGAAATGTGTGAGCAAGTAGGAACTGACATTACTAAAATAGATATATTACAAGACGAATGGCATGAGGCGTTTGAATGGTCAGTAGAGGAAGAAAAGAAATTCCAAGACTGGCTGTATAAATATTTAGTGACCAATAATGACGCTCTAACTGAGATATCTACCTATCAAACAAATGAACCATTTACCACAACGCAACTAATGACATTAGTAAAAGAGTTCACTTTGTTTTATGGCTGGGCATTGAAAGAAGAGTCTGATTTGGAAAATATAAAAGAACATAAACCAAAGAAAACTAAAAACTAAAAAATGTCAAGCAAATTAATCGCAGTCGTAGGACCCACAGGTAGTGGGAAATCAACATCAGTTAAAAATTTAGATCCAAAAGAAACTTACATCATCAATGTAGCTCGTAAAGAACTTCCATTTAAAGGCTCTAACAAAATGTACAATCTAGAAAACAAGAACTATGCAGAAATAGATGAAGCCCTGCAAGTTGTTAAGTATCTTCAAAGTATCAATGAGAAAGCCCCACACATCAAGAATGTAATTTTAGAAGACTCTAATTACATCATGGGATTCAACATGGTAAGAAAAGCTACAGAAACAGGTTTTACCAAATTTTCCGTAATGGCTAAGGACATGGTCACGTTATTAACGGAGGCCCGCAAACTAAGAGACGACTTGAAAATTTTCTACTTTTCTCATCCCGAGGAAATTATGGACGATGGATCAATTGTTTCTTACAAAATGAAAACAGCTGGGAAGTTGTTGGATAATCAGATTGTGTTAGAAGGTCTATTCACAGTTGCTTTGTATACCCATGTGTCAGAAGATAATCAGGGTAACGCAACTTATGAATTTGTAACTAACAGATGGAAGAAGTATCCAGCTAAATCACCTGATGGAATGTTTCCTGAAACCCGTATTCCTAATGACTTAAAACAAGTGTGTGAGCACATTGATGAGTATTATTCTTAACCTAACTTAAAAAAATTAAAAGCAAAATCATGAATTTAGAAAATTTAGAAACCAGAACAAGCGGTACAAGCAACAAGAAGTTGTTTACAGGTATTGCACCAATCAAAATCGTAGCAGTTAATCCAACTCGTGAGCAAATTGCAGCTCTTTATGAGGTAGATGTAGAGAAAGTAAAAGAACCAAACTATTTTACAGAAGATAGTACACGTATTGACTTCTTCTACAAGAATCATGAAAGCCTTACTACTCCATTATTGGGTAAGTTTGCGTTATTTATCAGTGCTCAAACTCGTGTTAGCCAGTCTGGAAAAACACAGTATATTGACAACCATAGCAAAGTAACGTGGGCAGATAGTCTTGGAGATTTATCTGAACGTAACAGCAAATTGGCTGACTACAACAAACTAAAGTTAGATAATGTACGTGAAGCTTTGCGTGGCGAAGAAGATTTGTATACCTTACTACGTTCTTATGGTAATATTGATACCAATAATTCTGCTCTTATGTTGGATGATATTAAGAATATCATTAAAGGTAACGTAAAAGAACTTCGTGACTTCTTTGATTACTTCAACAAGAAAGATGGGGGTGTCAGAGTTCTTATGGGCGTTAAAGATGGTCAGTATCAAGATGTTTGGAATAGTTTGTTCCTAACTTTGACTGCAAAAATTACCGACTACACAAAAGGAAGAATCACAGATTCTAACTATGGCTACAAACACCACTATGCGGATAGTCTTCAGTTCAAAGAGTATGTTGCAGATGCAGAACCAAATTCTGTAGAAACTGGCGACAATGCTTGGACAACTGAGAGTGATCCATTTGGAGATGTGCCTAGTGTAACCCCAGCAAAATCAGAGAGTCCTTTTGAGGATGATTTGTTTGGATAATTAAATCTAAGTACCATTAGTTAGTAAGCTAAGGGGTGCTTATAGTGCCCCTTTAGTTTATTATATAAAAAACATGAACCTAGATAATATAAGAGTAGTTATAGACACTCCTAAACTTTTACAAGTTTTTAGTGAGGAACAAATTATGGAGTTTTACTTTGGAGAACCTATTAAGTTAAAGCATCCCTATTTGAATCCATTTAGGAAAGACACTTTTCCAAAGTGTTACTTCTTCTATACAAAAGGTGGACAGCTGGTTTTTAATGACTTTAGTGCAGGTAAACAATACAACTGTTTTAGTATTGCTAATTTACGATGTGGAGAAAAACTGACAGCTCAAAAGATTTACAACCAAATGTCTAATCTTCATGTACTAGATGTTCCCAAGCCTACTATTAAATATGATCCAGATGATACTGAGTCAACTACTACAATTAAAGTAGAGGTGATGCCTTATGATAACAAAGATTTAGAGTATTGGCAACAGTTTAACATTACTTTAGCGACTCTTCAAAAATTCAATGTGCGTAAAGTAAGAAAAGCATGGATTAATGGAGAGCTTAGGTATTTATACTCAGACAAAGATCCTTGTTACAGGTACTTAGAAGTTGATAAGATTAAGCTATATCGTCCTTTTAACAAAAAAGTTAAATTTAGAAATAACTACAGTCTTCAGTTAGAGTGTACATCTATGCTACCAGAAAGAGGAAACAAACTTATTATAACTAAAGCAACTAAAGATGTAATGGTCTTCTCTACTTTAGGAATTAATGCTGTTTGCCCAACTACAGAAGCTAGTAAGCTTACTCAAGAAACTTTAGATGAGTTATGCGATAGATTTAAGAAAGTATTTGTCTGGTATGACGCTGACGAGCCTGGGGAACAAATGTCTACTAACTTATGTAGTAGAGATAAAAGACTTATTAGAGTTAGTCACAATAGTATACTAGGCAAAGACACTAGCGACATTGTCAAAAATCACGGAATCACAAAACTAATAGAATTATGCAAACAATACGAAATATTGTAGAAATTGTAGTTAAAGAATGCTCAAAAGATATGGACCATGTAGATACTTGGTACGTAGAAAAGACAGTTGCAAAGATTTTAGCTTTAGACTCAATTAAACCATACAAGGATAAGACCTATGGCAGTATTGTAAAGAAAAAACCTTTCAAGATTAAAGGATACAGACCGATGACTAAAGAAGAACTAAAAATAGTTCAAATAGTCTGTGATTTCAACCATTCTGAGTTCAACGTGATTTTCTCTAGTTGTAGAATAAGAGGAATAGTTGAAATTAGAATGATTCTTATTTGTTTCTTTTACTACTATAGAGCATACACTTATACTGACTTGGGTAATATGTTTGGCAGAGACCATAGCACTATTATCCATAACACAGGTACTCATGAAGATTTACTAGACAGCGATCATTTGTATGTAATAAAGTATTTTAACACAATTGTAAAACTACAAGAAGAAATGCCTCATTTGTTTATAGATAAGTTTGTCCTAGAGAATCAGTCAGCTGAGTATGCCAAAATCAAAGCAGAACGAAAAGTCAAAAGAATAAAAAATGCAGTTAACTAAACGAATAAATATACCAGATGATTGGTATAGGCGGCTAAAAAGCTACATAGAATCTGAGCATTTCAGTAAAGTAGCAAATCACATTAAAACTAAACGAGAAGAAGTAGAGGTATTTCCCCCTAGTAAAGAGATATTTAGGGCATTCCAACTAACTCCTTTAAGTAAAGTATGTGTAGTAGTGATAGGTATGGATCCATATCCTACACTCTACAAAAACAAACCTGTGGCATGTGGGCTATCATTTGCACCTCGTGACCGAGAATATGTTCCTCCAAGTCTTAGAAAGATTTATGACAGAATTAAAGAGGACTTTTACGACAGCGAACTAACCTTTGCTGTTGATTTAGATATTGAGTATTGGGCAAAACAGGGTATACTTATGCTCAACGCAGCGTTAACCGTTGAGCAGGGTAAAGCTGGAAGCCATATGAAAGTATGGGAACTGTGGACCAAAGAGGTAATTAAAGCCCTTAATGAGCACACTACTGACATTATTTTCTGTTTATGGGGTAAAGATGCACAAGCTTTTAAAACACAAATCGCTGATCATCATGTTATCTTAGAGTCAGAACATCCAGTAGCGGCAAACTATCAGGGCAGACCTTGGAATTGTAACCACTTTATTGAAGTAAACAAACATCTAGAAAAAGCTAACTTAAACACAATTAATTGGATTAAAACATGACAGACAAGAAATTAACCGCATCCGAAGATTTTCAACAAACACTAGATCAACTAGTAAACATGGTAGAAGATAGAGTTGCTAAAGAAGTAAGCAACTACATCATTGATTTTGTTATTCATCGTATAGATGAGTTGCAAGATGCTGACCAGAAAACAGAGTACGATTATTGCGAGATTACAGGAAGAGTAAATGAATTAAAAGAATTACTAAAAACACTAAGAAACTTAAAACATTAAAAACATGAATTCACAAGAATTATTAACCACATCAAAGACTGATTGGACAGTCGAAAAGAGAGCTTTGTTTGGTCCTAACGGAGAAACAACTAATGGCTACGGAATTTTCAGAAAAGACAATGACCGTTGTTTAGGTCTAGTTGGAGGCAAGTACACTATCACTCAGAATCATGAAGTTGTTGAGATGCTAATGGATGCTGCAGGAGCTTTAAACATCCCTGCGGTACGTGGCGGAGCTTTAGGTATGGGAGAAAGGATTTACTACCAGTTCCAATTGCCTGAAGTAACTATCGGTGGCTCTAAAAACATGCGTTACTTGACAGGTCTTACAGCACATGACGGCTTGACTAAAATTGGCTTTGGTGCAACTAACGTAGTTGTTATTTGCCAGAACACATTCTTCCAAGCATTCAAAGATTGTGAAGCAGTTAAACATACTCCTAACCATAAAGAAAGGTTAGGCGGTATTATCAACTCTTTGCGTGAATCAATGAATGCAGAAGAGCAAACAATCCAGCGTATGATTCAAATGAGCAATACAGTAGTACCTAGTAAGATTGATGATGATTTCTTGTTTGAGATTATCGGAGGTCACTTGGAGTCTACTCGTAGT